CCCTGCGGGTTTGGCGGTTCATCCACCAGCGGCGAGTCTGCTCTGACTCGCAGGTGGCTTTGATGTTGCCTATCAAGTAACCAGCAATAAATGCACAGCAAGTGCAGGTTCCGAAAAGGGCTAAGAAGGTTAGTGGTTCCATATATAAAAATTATTTAATGACGACGCACTTAATACGACGGTCGTGGCGAAGTGATCGTTGATCGGTTCCAAATCGTTTGGAAACTGTCTTGCCAGTTTTGATCCAGATGCTTGAGTCATCTGCTTTTTGGTATTTTGTTCCAACTTCAAGGTCTTTGATTTTCATTTTTGGTTTTCTGTTTTGGTTTCTTCGTCAGCGGTCTTCGCTTTCGATGGGCAAACATTCTTTCATCTCCGCAAAAATGAAAAGAAAAATTTTCGCGAAGTGCGAAAATAATTCTTTAGAAAAGTCTTTACAAATGAGCGCAACTAATGCCCATGCGCCTCTGCGGGCTTTTTTATTTTACAATCGGTCGAAAGAAATTTACCTCGCGGAGTCCTTGCTTCGTCATTACTCTAGCTTTTTTTGACTCAATCTGAGCTTTGTTAATCGCAATTTCCAGACGGGAATTTGTTGCGGCGATGGTTGACTTGGTCTCGCCTGCAATGGCGCGGGCGGTCTTCCACCCCTGTTTTTCAAGATCAGCCTCGCTCTCGTGCCTTGAGACCTCGTAGAAAGCCTCCCATGCTTTGTTTACATCGGCAAGAGCCACGGATTGTTTTGTCGTCTTTCGCATAAGTTGATATTTATTGAATTGTCCTTGTAATAGCCATACGCAAAGCCTTGCGACCAAGCCAGCGTGGCTCTGCGCGTGCTTGCATAGTCCATATCGAAACGTGCAAGCATTCCGGTGCAATAGCCAGAAGTGCCTTCGATGTTGCGGGCGCGTTCCAGCCCTACACGATGAAGGTGCGCCATGACTACACTAGACCCCCCAAGTGCTTCCGCGTGATCCCTGATGGCTTGTACGTTAAACATGCTCCCGTGGATAAACTTGCATCCACCGAGTTCGAAGTAGCTGCGAATGTGATACGGGTATAATTTCGCCTTTAGTTCCTTCGCGGTCTTCTCGATAGCTTGTATGGTTAGCGTAGCGGCGTGCGCCGCTAGCGCGTTGGGCGACGATGCGAGCTTATATAGCCGGGCTTCATGGTTTCCATATAAAATCACTTGCGGACGCAGTTCGTGCAGGAAGTCGATACCGGCTGAAAGATCGTCCGAGATGCTCGCTGCGCGGTCGCTTGAGTTCGGGTCTGAAATTGCGCCAGAACGGAAAGCGGCCAAGTCCAGGAAGTCGCCTAGATGGATAGTGGTCTGGGGGCGAAAGTGCTGTTGGAATTTTAAGACGGCCTTGCGTGCATCTGGGTCGATTTGATCGCCATGCGAGCATCCGACGGCCATCCATTTTTTCCAGCCCTTCATGTCAGTTCTGGAATATTGCGCTTGGTTCGCTCTTCCCAAATCCAAGCGCGGACGGCTTCCATCGTGTCTTCGTCCATTTTCGCAAAAGCTCCGGATTCGTGCTTGAGAGCGCTTCGGAGTTCTTGGTCTATGTCATCCACCAGAATGAGAATATCAAGCGCCTTGCAGGCCACTTCGTGCTCGTATCGCTCGGTTTCGTCGTATTCAAGTGTCATTTTCATGCTTCGTCTTCCTCCTCTTCTTCTTCCAAGTCTGGGAATAAAATGCTGAATGAGTCCCCTGCGAGTCCTTCGACAGCGTATTTGTTACCGAATACAAATTCCCCGTGCATCGTTTCGCCGCCCTGCTCCCAAGAAACAATAGTCAGCCCGCAGTCGTAATGCTCGGACAAGATGCGCTTCGCTTCCGCGAGTGCTTCCGCACGCTCAGACTCAACCGTCGGTTGTCTCTTTTTTTTCAAGCGAGAATGTCTATTTTCTTCGATACTCTAGTGCGTAAAATTGCGAGCATTTCGCGTTCGGTCATGCCCTTTGCCCAATGCGGGCGGATCTGGTAGTGCGGCTCGTCAACAAATTTCCAGTCACCGCCCCATTCAAGGCCGAGGCTTTTGCCGAGCGTGCCTAGCTCGTTATAGAGCGGATGCTCTCCGAAGTATTCTTTGCCGCGAAAAATGGCGATATCGAAAGCGATGCCGAAATTGTGATTTGAATGCCCCGCTGGTGCATTCGTGACCTTCTTCCCTGGAGTTGTGCGGCCCTTTGCGTAGAGCGCGTCCTGCTCCATATATGAGCGAGTGCCGGAGATGATCTTCACGTCACAACCCACCTTTGCACAGATGACCTTTGCAACGCCTAAGAACGCCCGTGCGGCCTTTTGAGCTTCGGGGTGGAGCGTTGCAATCTGGATCTCGCTGCGTTCGTCGAAGGTCATTTATCGTGGAGAGTTTTTGAAAATTCCGGCGTGTAGCAGAATGTTCCGTAATCCGTCTTGACGCATAACGACGGGTTATTCATTCCAGCGCATGAAGTCAGAAATGCCATTCCAAGAAACGCGAATGAAAGAACGATCATCCAAAGCGCAATTTGCTTGGCGCTCATTTTTCTTTGCGGAAGATTTCTATGAGTCCGATTATCGACGCAAGCGCCGCGCCTATCGCGTCCCACTTCGACGGGTCTAGGCTCAAACCGGCAACGGAAGCGATTATCGCGACCCCGCGAATGGTGGACGGCTCCTTGAGTTTTGCGAGTAGTGTTTTCATCTTTTAGGTCTGGTCATCTTATACAAGGAAACTGCACCAATGCAAATTCCCATCAGAAGCGAAAGAATGCGAAGCCATGCCTCGACTTCGGAGAACGAGATCAGAACGGCGGCAGCGGGCGCGGACGTTCCGACGAGCGAATGGAAAGTGTGGCTCTCCATTACGTCAAGCTGGCTTGAGTGATGAGTTCCTCGGTCAATGTGCATGATTGAAGAATGATCGTGTTGCGCTCGCCGCCTTCGGTTAGTTCGATCTCAAGGTCGGCGGTCGCATTCGTTAGGTTTGCGAGATAGTCGCGCACGCCAAAGGTCGAGAAGTTGACCGATGCCGTTTTGCCTGCTGTCGCGCTCAGTCCGCTTTGAACCTGGAGCGTAGGAAGGTCAGCAAACCCCTTGCTGCCGCCGAAAGTCACGTCGTAGTAACTTCCCTGAATGCCGCTCACGGTCGCATTGCCCGCCCCGATGGAGTCGAGTGCTTGCAACGCCGATTGCAAACCAGATGCTGTTGTGCTCGCGTCGAGCGGATCGGTCTGACGTAGGACGGTTGTGGCAACGCTGCCTGTCGTTACCGTGCCTGTGCCGGTTGTTATCGCTACGGCGCCCGCTGTTGTGCCAAGGAGGAACTGGGTCGTTTGCGGAATTGAACGAACGAAATATTGAGTTCCGGCGGTATATCCGGTCAATGCCGTGAAACCTGTTAGCACCACAGGTTGAGCAAGCGTCAGTCCGTGGTTGGATGCCGTAATAAATACGCCATTCGTTACGGTCGAGGCTATGTCCACGTTGTAGGTCGGGACGGTTATGCGGTAACTGCCTTGGTATGGAGGGCGTGAAAACGAGATACGCTGCACTTCGTTTTGAAGTGTCGATCCGGTGAGAGTCGTGGCGACGCTAACCGTCAATGCCGTGCCTAGGTCAGTCCAAGTCGGCTGATATACGGCTGGAGCGAGTCGCAGTTGCAACTCTTGTATTTCGGCGGTCGTGGCGTTGCCTGCGAGACGTTCGTCAATGAGTGCGGACGTCTCTGGAATTAAACGCGCGACGTTTGCCGTGATCGCGCTGCGAGTGCCTGCGGAGTTAAACGAAATGACAAAGTTGGTCGCCATCGTTCCGTCCACGCTAACTTTGCCAATGCTCGTAATGGCTGAAAGCGAGTTGAGCGCGGACGAGATCGCTCCGGCGGTCGCGCTGAATGCGATGGCCCCGCTCGTTTCGCCGCCGAAGGAAAGCGTGAATGTGCCGCTGGCAGGCGTTCCTGTCCTTGTTCCTACGCCGAATTTGACCGTTGTGCCGGTCATATCCACTACGTTGAACGGCGCGGACACGTTGCCCGTGGCTTCCAAGAAATAAAGGTTAATTTCGCCGTTGTCGCCCTTAATAAAGCGCGGTGCGGTCGCAGGCGTAAGGCTAGTCAGGCTCGTAGCAAGCCTGCGGTTGGTCATGTCAATGTAAAGGTCGCGTGCCATTTAATTGGTAGGGTTGTCAACAGCTTCCCATTTTCCGATGGGGCAACGCTCGGTTGCCATGCGTAGTTTTGCCCATGTGCTGCACCCACATTTGCGGCAACGGCCCGTGGCGTTGAGTGCCTGCGCGTCCCATTCGGGACAGGCGCGGCACGTTGCTTCGCGGGTGGCGAGGGCTTCGGGTGGGGTGGATGGAAGTCCGGATTTTGCAAATCTCGCGCTGCTAATCAAAAAATTATGCACCATTTCCATCTTTGAAATTTGATCAACGGGGATTTTAGCGAGTGCTTCTGGCGAGAGATTTAGCATGATTCACCCTCCTTTTCTGTAACGGTGAAGGTTAAATAACCATCACCTCCATAATTGTATCCATAATAAGTTCCTATCGGCGAATCTATGCCGTCATTTTTGCAATAAAAATTTGTAAGGGTATTTCCTAAGCAACCTTCAACGGAACCAGAAATAAGCAACGCCCATTTTGGGCCGCCGCACAGCATTGATATATAGGGAGCATTTGTGATAATAGGCGGGGCTTGGGAACAACCCGATATATTTGGAAAAGTAGTAGAACATTGGGTCTCGTCGCCGCTCCATTCATCGTTCGGGTGTATACCATTTAAGCAAACAGGAGGAAAATTGCACGGGCCACAACACGCGCAATTCACAGCGCGAAGGCCGCCGTCGGTTTTGATCTTGATCTTGTTGTCAGCAGTTCGGCCTAGGGTCATGCTAGCATTCCTCGGTTGAGAGCCAAGTGAGCGCACCTTCCACCGCGCCGAGGACGTATGTGCCCGACGCTGGTGCTTCGGGTATGTCTTCCTTCCAACTTAGCGCCCCGACTGTCGAGGCGAGCACTCGGTTACCGTCGCTTGGGACGGGTGGAATCTTGAGCTTGAAGCCGGTGAATCCCATCGAAGCGACCTCCTCAACAAGCGTCGGATCGGCTTGTAATTTCGCCCAAGCGAAATTTCGCATAAGATCGGATGACGATATCGGTTTTAATTGCGCGCCCCCCTTTGCTACGGTTTGAAAATCGACAGGGAAATCGTTCATGCGGTGATGTAGGGGTTGGGAGAACCGGCAGTTTGCACCAAGTTCAATCCGGAATTAGCGAAATCATATCCCCATGTGCATTGCACCTCATCAACCCCGCCGTAAGTTGATCTATTTACATTTATTATTGTGACTTTTGTAAAAATGTTATTCCGGTCAAACGGAACTAAAACAAAGGATCGTGCAGTGGTGTTGTATATTTTTTGCGAATATGTTCCGCTTCCTAGAATGTTGTCCAAATCTTCCGTCGAACTGACTATTTTGTAGTTCAAAGTTTCGGCTGGGAGAGCGAGCGTCGTTACAGAGACATTGGCAGTAAGCGTAAAAGTTCGGGTGATCGTGTCGGACAAAACAGTGAAAGGCAGACCCTGAGAGCTACCTGTAGTGGATCCGCTCAAATATAAAACAGAAAAAGGTATATTTACAGAAGAAATTATCGCCCCAAAAACGGCTGGCGTGGATGTTGTAATTCCCGTTCCTGTTGAAGAAAATGAGGATGACCTGAATGTAGTGAACCCGTCCTGCCCTGTCTCTCGCGTCGGGTTTTGTCGAATGACATAGGCCGGAAATTCTGGCATTCGGTTGCCAGCGGCCAGCAAAGGCGCAAGGTTGTCGGCCTCGGTCGTCCTGCACTTGTATGTTGCGTCAATGCGCGAAAGGTTCGACGGGAAGTCCTGTTTTTGGACGTCCGTTAAAATTAAAGTGTCTTTTCCGTGGTAAATATGTGGCATTTTTTTAAACCATTACGGGTTGTGGTAGTTTCATTTCGAGCTTGACGACGGCGTCTTGAATTATTTTGACCATGCCTTCGAGTGTCATCGGCGTCTTCTTTTCTTCGACCTTCTTTTCGGCTTCCTTTTTCATACCTTCGCCCATGCGCTTTTGGGTTGATTCAAGTCCCTTTTTGACCTTGTCGCTTGTGCCTTGGCCCTCGGTGCGGATTTTGTAGAGTTGGTCGCGAATTTCCTTCTCGCTTCCGCTGAGATTGTAGTCGCGAGCGATGTCGGTTAGGGCGCGAGTATCGCGGCCTTTGCCTGTCCCTCGGATCATTGCTTCCTGTTCGCGTGTTTTAATTTGGCGCATTGTGGTTTCCGCAGACGTATACCGGCCTGCCGCGATTTGCTCTTGCGCTTTTTTCATCAACTTCCCGCCTGGGTCAACGGCTTCGGCATCTTGACGTTTTTTAATGTCTTCGCCGATTTTGGTGGCGAGTGAATTTTTCGTCCTGTCAGCAGCCCTCGATGCTCGCTCGAGTTCGTTGGCGAGCCTTGTTGCCTCCTCCTCACCCATGCCGCTTTTGATCATGTCTTGGATGCTCTTGTTTAATGCCGCCTCAGCCTTTAGCCGATCCTCTTCTTTAGTATTACCAGACGCAATCGCATCGTTTATTTTAAGCTGGAGCGCGACTTCATCACGCTTGAGCGCGGCTGATTCCTTTAGTTTTTCCTGCCTTGCTTTTTCGGCGTTTGCGGCACGTTCATCT